GCAACTCCTGTCGATACCGGTCAAACTGCTAATTCATGGTATTACGAGATCGTAATCAAAGATGGAACGGCAGCAATAAGTTTTCACAACTCAAATATTCAAAATGGGGTTCCGATTGCGATCATTCTGCAATATGGTCACGGAACTCGTAACGGAGGCTGGGTACAGGGGCGAGACTACATCAATCCTGCTATTCAGCCTATTTTTGACAAAATTACAAATCAAGCATGGAAGGAGGTTACTAAGCTATGAGCACCACGATTGATTCAAGAGTCGTAGAGATGCGATTTGACAATAAGCAGTTTGAAAGCAATGTTCAAACCAGCTTATCCACGCTTGATAAACTCAAGAGCAGCTTGAATATGAACGGAGCCACTAAAGGCTTTGAACAGATCGATAATGCTGCCAAGAAAGTAAATATGAGCGGACTTGGTAATGCTGTTGAATCTGTGCGTTTGAAATTCTCTGCTTTAGAAGTCATGGCGGTAACCGCACTTTCAAACATTACTACACAGGTAATGAATACGGCAGGCCGAATTTCCAAAGAGTTTACTGTTGACCCTATTATGCAGGGTTTCTCAGAATATGAAACTCAGATCGGTGCTGTGCAAACCATCTTGGCAAACACTTCCCATCAGGGAACAAATCTTCAGCAAGTCAATCGAGCTCTTGATGAGTTGAATACCTATGCCGATAAGACTATTTATAATTTCACTGAGATGACTCGAAATATTGGTACCTTTACGGCTGCCGGTGTGGATCTGCAAACTTCAGTGGATTCTATCAAGGGTATTGCTAACCTTGCGGCTGTGTCCGGTTCGACCTCTCAGCAGGCAAGCACAGCAATGTATCAGCTTTCTCAGGCACTTGCTGCTGGTAAAGTTTCTCTTATGGACTGGAACTCGGTAGTTAATGCCGGTATGGGCGGTAAAGTATTCCAGGATGCTTTGGTTCGAACATCAGAACTTCTTGGTACTGGCGCACAAGTAGCGATTGATACTTATGGTTCATTCAGAGAGTCACTTACAAAGGGTGAATGGCTTACTACAGAGGTATTGACCGAAACCCTGAAACAGTTTGCTGGCGCTTATAGCGAAGCAGACCTTATTCAGCAAGGATTTACGGCAGAACAGGCTCGTTCCATTATGGATATGGCAAAGACTGCTGAAGATGCCGCAACTAAGGTTAAGACTTTCACTCAGTTATTCGATACACTGAAAGAAAGTGCTCAGTCCGGCTGGACACAGACTTGGGAAATTCTCATTGGTGACTTTGAGGAAGCCAAAGAAGTTCTTACCGAAGTCTCGAATGTCGTTGGCGATGTTATATCCAAATCGGCAGAAGCCAGAAATGAGGTACTGAGCGGGGGGCTGAGTTCCGGTTGGAAACAGTTACTCAGTGCAGGTATTGCCGATGAAGCTGGCTATATCGATTCCATTCAGGAAGTAGCTCGTGCTCATGGAGATGCCTTTGACCAGATGGTTGCTAATTCGGATAGCTTTAGCGATGCTCTAAAGAAGGGATTGCAGGAGGGTGTTATATCTTCTGAAACGCTGTCTGATGCCGTATTTAATCTCCAGGAAAAGATGTCCGGCATGTCTGAGGAAGAGCGCAAAGCTGCCGGATATACTTCTGAAATGATTACACAAATCGAATCCCTCGCTTCTGGTTTGAGAGATGGTTCTATCTCGATGGATGAATTTGCGGAGAAAATGCTTCGCCCATCCGGTAGAGAGAATCTGATTCAAGCATTGTGGAATGCGGCCAAGGGATTGATGAGTGTGATTACGCCGATCAAGGAAGCGTTCAGTGAAATCTTCCCTCCGATGACGGCGGAACAACTTTATAACATTACTGAAGGTTTACGAAAACTGACTGAGCGATTTACTTTGAGTGAAACCGCATCTAACAATCTTAAGAGTACATTCAAGGGATTGTTTGCCGTTGTTGATATTATCGGTAACGCATTTATAGCTGTGGTTAAAGCTATTGGCTCTCTTCTGGGGGGTGTTGGTGATCTCGGTGGAGGCTTGCTCAGTATCACAGGCTCCTTTGGCGAATGGTTGGTCAAGCTTAATGAAACGATTGAGACGACTGATATTTTCAACAAGGTTCTTGGCGGTATTGTGAACTTTATTAAAGCGGCGGCTGGAGCTGCTAAAGACTTCGTTACATCCGTAGCGGAAAACTTCAAGATTCCTGGTTTTGAGCTGTTCCATAATCTTCTTGAGCGTGTTCGGACTCGAATGGCTCAGGTTGGTGAAGCTGCGGGAAATATGAAGAGTGGCGTAATCGTTGCTTTTGAACTTATAGGCGAAGCTCTTGCGAACTGTGAGTTTGTGCAGATCCTCCAGACAATTTGGAATGCTGTTAAAACAATCGCTTCAAGCATTGTTAACGCACTCGGCAGTATTGGCAGAGCGATTACTTCGAGTTTAGGAGAAGCTAACTTTAGTGGAATTATTGACTTGCTTAATGGTATTTCTTTTGGTGCCATCGCAGTTGGTATCACGAAATTTGTTGGTGGATTCCGTCAAGCTATTGATGAAATCGGAAGTATTAAGGAATCCTTTATCGGAATTCTTGATAGTGTCAGAGGTTGCTTTGAGGCTTATCAGTCTCAGTTGCAGGCTGGCACATTGCTGAAGATTGCATCTGCTATCGCTATCCTTTCGGCATCACTTGTTGCTCTTTCGTTGATTGATAGCGAAAAACTGAACGGAGCTCTTGGTGGCATTACTGTGCTATTCGCTGATCTGATGGCTTATATGGCCATCTTTAATAAGATTAGCGGTCAAGCAAATGGCGTTACTAAGAGTGTAACAGCGATGCTTGGCATTGCAACATCTGTTCTTATTCTCGCTAGTGCTTTGAAAAAGATAGGCGATTTGGATGCAAAACAACTTACCACTGGTGTTATTGGTGTTGCTGGTTTGACTACTGTGATGGTCGCGGCGGCGAAAGTAATGAGTAGTGGTGGTGGCACTATTATAAAGGGCGCTACGCAGATGGTGATATTTGCAGCCGCTATCAAGGTGCTTGCATCTGTATGTGAAGATCTCTCAGCACTTAGTTGGGAAGAACTGGCTAAGGGATTAGTCGGTGTTGGTGTTCTGCTTACAGAGGTTTCTCTGTTTATGAACACTGCAAAATTTAGCGGTAAGTCTATTACTACTGCAACCGGAATTGTAATATTGGCAGCCGCTATTAAAGTATTGGCTTCTGCTTGTGAAGATTTCGGCGGCATGGAATGGGGAGAGATTGCAAAGGGATTGGTTTCAGTTGGTGCATTATTGGCTGAAATTACACTCTTTACTAATCTGACAGGAAATGCCAAACATGTAATGTCTACTGGCGTGGCATTGATTGCTATTGCTGCATCTATGAAGATATTTGCTTCTGCGGTGCAGGATTTCTCTTCGATGTCGTGGGACGAGCTTGCTAAGGGTCTGGTCGCTATGGCCGGTGCTCTCACAGCAGTAACGGTAGCAGTTAAATTTATGCCTAAAAATTAATTTAGGGATGGCAGTAGTATCATCTATATTGATATTAATTTTTACAAATGTAATATCTTCCACAATTGTTGGGACAGAAAACTTAAAAATAAGTATATTTTTAATTGTTTCGACTTTTGCGAGCACAATTCTTAGAATGAACAGCATACATTCTAGAATGCAACAAAAGATTGGTTTATACTTATTTCAGTCAATTTCAATAACAATTATAGAAAAATTATCTTACATTTTGGCAGTAATAAAAGCTCCTACTCATATGAATGCAATTACTATTATTGCATTCGGATATTTAGTAGTTAGTATTATTATGCTAATAATTAATAGAAAATATATATTTGGTTCTTTGAAAAATGTTTCGAAGGAATCAATAAAGATCATTTTAAAATTTGCAATACCATATTTGCCAGTTTTATTGTTATCATGGTTAAATAATTCAATACCACAATTTTTTTTGCAACAGTTTGTAGACTATTCCTCAATTGGCATATACTCAAATGCAGTTACTATTGCTAATATTTTAACTATACTTCAGACAGGATTTTCTGTTTATTGGAGTCCATTTGCTTATGAAAATTATAAAGACAAACAAAGTTATATTTCTGAAGTGATGAGTATCAATCATCTGGAAGAGGATGCGATCTGCGCGGGTCAGATGCTGGTGGTGCCATATTATTCTTCAGAATATATATATTGACA